GCTCGAAAGTACCTACGTTGCAGGGTGCAGGAAGGACCCGCAATTGAGAATCATTCTCATTTCTGTCTCATGGTGAGAACGGTTCTCATTCCCGCCAATTCCTGCGATTGATTCTCATTCTCACCAGCCACGGCCGCCCCTAGGGTCGTTGCAATTGCGACGCATTCTCAGCAAGGGCAGACAAAAAAAAGACCCGACCGAATGGCCGGGCGATTGTGGTTTGTCGTTGGGTTAGGCGAGCGGTTCTCGCTTGCGGATGGCTTCACTTGCACGACGCTTGCCGGTGCCATGCGCGATAAATGCGATTATGAGATTGCGTGGCCGGTGGTGGCAGAGTTTGCAATCGGCGCAAGTTGTAGTGTCGCTCCGCTGCGCAGGGCAGACAACAACGCGATTGCCGGCCGGCGTTTGCCAAGCGGTTCCCTTCTCATCGGATGGCACAGCCAGCACGGCGGGCAAACCGGCGGCGATGGCTGAATCAGCAGCGGCCATGGATTCGGTCGACACGTTAACGGTGAAGCCGTTTCGATTGGCCGAACGGATCAGCGACGCATTCTCGCCAATGGCCAAGCTGTGATGCGTGTACGTGTAACCGTTGCGGCCACGGTTTGCGGCGATGATCGCCCGCATGAATCGGCGGCTGATTCGGCCGGCAGTGTGGGGCAGATCGCCCGCCTGATTGTGTCGCCAGATCTGGCCAACGGGCAGGGCGGCGATTGCGGCAAGGAAGCGGGGCAACGATTCGCCGCGTTCTGCTGCTGTAACTTTTTGCCAATGCAGGGCAAGCGGTCCTGATTCGGCATAGCATCCGTTGCCAGCAAACGGGCAAGACGCGGGGCAGGTAACGCGGGATGAAGTGCTAACCGGTATGGGTCCCGTTTTTACGTTTGAACTGACGCGGGTTAGGTGGAATCTAAGATCCGAGAGTTTTGCCATTGTGTGGGTTGCGATTGGAGATGATCAAACGGGCGAAAATCGCAGTGCTTGCTGCCCTTGCCGCAACAGTGAGCGGTAGGTTGCTTGGCTGACGGCGATTGCGTCACAGCCGGCGGCGATGGTGCGCAGTTCAGGCGGCACGGCATGATGCCCCGAATAGCCTTCATCCCACGCGCCGGTGATCCGGCCGAATTCATCGAATGCGGCAAACACGCGGCAAGGGTTGCCGTTGCGGTCGTTTGTGGCTTTGAACAGTAGAACGGTTTGCATTGTCAGAATTCGTAAGGTTCAGTGTCGCGGTGCCACCATGGCGCCACATCTTCCGGATCGGGCAACCAGCCATCCGGCAACTCAGGGTGAGCGGCCATGAAGTCGCCGTCCTGTTGCTGGAATTCATCGGCAGCACTTGGCCAGAGTCTGGGATTCAATGGAACTCTCGCGGCAGGTTGGCAACTTGCGGATGCGCTGGCGGCTCCCAGTTAATGGGCAACTGCACAGCCAGTGGGACACTGTGAAGCAATCGCAGCAGCGAGCGGCGACGGATCAGCACGGTGTGGCGGGCGTCATCGCTCCAGAGTTTGGCCAATAGGCGGTTACACTTTGCGACCTCAGCAGCAATGGCGGCCGCTTGCGATTCGGTGAGAGGCATGGCAGGGCGGTTGTAGTGGTAACGGGTGACGGAACGGAACGGATCAGGGCGACGGATTCGCCGGGCAGGATGGGTCCGATCATGCGAGCGCCTGCCGGACGCGGTAACGGCTACAACCGAGGCGGGCAGCAATGGCCGATTGCGACATACCGGCGCTGCGCAGCAAACGGACGCGGCGGGTCTGGCTCATTGTGGCCAGATCAATCAGGGCAACCACAGCCAGCAAGGGCAGCAGCAGCCACAGCAAAGCGGTCAGGGTCATTTTTCTGGGGTCGCCCGGTGAGCGATTGGATCCGGGCGATGCATGAATGATACCGCCTACCCATAGGTGGCAACCGTGCCGTGCTGAAAGTTAGGACGGTTTGCCAATTGGCACAGCATGCCGCACGGTGATCCGGTTTGGCGGTTTGGCGCATTGTCTGGCACAGCAGCGCCGGGCGACCGTGTGGTTTGCACCTAGGCAAACGGTCGCGCCTTTGCGACCCATATATAAGGTCAACCGCTCGCAGTCTCGCAGCGATTCTCACCCAGGACGCGTGCGCCTACCGCTGTTGCGAATGATTCGCAATTGCAATGATTCCGGGTGATCGTGTGGCGGCGTGAGAATGATTCTCATTCTCGGGATTTCATGCGCCTTCCAGCATATTGAGAATGATTCTCATTATCAGTAGTACAAACGTACCCTTTGAGAACGATTCTCATTTTCACCCTAAACCGACCTCGATCCGGTACATAGCCCTTTAAACCGACCCCTTGCAAGAACTTCGAGGTTTTTAAACCGACCCCTTGCAGGAACTTCGCCCTTTAAACCGACACCCCGCAAGAACTTCAACGCAAAATGATCGACGAGAAAACTTCATTGAATCGTTGTCTTGCAGCGTTTTCCGCGATTTCTGCAAATGGAAACTTACCCGCGTAAGTCGGAATCCTGCTTTCGGTCATAACCCTGTAATAGCGATTCTCCGAACGTTTTCTTTCTGGCACATAAACACGATCGACAAAGTAGATGCCGGGTTTGGGTGAATGCGTGAAGCGACGGCGGAAGTACGGCTCGTAAATGCTTTCTTCGTCAAGGTAGATGTACTTGCTGAGAGATTGATCGTTGACAGGTGCTTCACCTTGCCTGCGGACACCGTAAATGTCGGCGGAACTTATGTTTCCTTTTAATGCGGAGAGAATTTGACTGTATTGACCAGGGCGCATATTTCCGTATTTATTTGTGCGCGTCATTGGACTTTGCAGGTTGGGAATCATGATTCTGCCCCGCTGACCAACTTGCACATTTCTGCCCGTTGCGTTTTGAACAACAGTGTTTAGCAGAGCGCCTTGAAATCGGGTTGGATAATGCGGTCCACCGGACATGCGCGGACCAATCAATTGAGGCGCAAGATATTTGGAAGGTGGATTACCTTTTGGCGCCTGATCGCGGATAAAAATCTTGGCTTCAACTGCTTCGCCTTTTTGTTCGGCCTTCTTGTACAAAAACGAATTGACAGTGAAGGGAACTGGATTGTTGAAGATGTTATCTGCTTGTGACTTCAATTCACGTGATGCTGTATAGACAGCTTGATTCAGAGCGATTGCACTGGCGCGTGGGATTTGCACCTTCTGCAGCTCGGTGATCTTCCCGATGATCTCTTCAGGTTTGAATACGATCTCGATCATGCTGCCTCCTGCGTGATCACAGCATAAAAAAATCGCCCCGGTGAGACCACTGCCTCAGCTCAGGGCGATCCAATCGCAGGCAAATCATAGCACGTCAGGGGCGGAAGGGGAGATCGCTGCTGTCCATGACCGTGATGCTGACGCCTGGCTCCTCCTTCCCAACGCAATACCGTTTGTGCGCTGAGATGTTGTAGACCATGCTGTCGTCCTTGATCACACCGCCGTAGACAAGGGCATCAAGAACGGCTCTGGTGAGTTTGTCGATGTCAGGGCGTGTGGTTTTGTGTTTTGGTGCTTTGCCAAGCAGTTCACCCTTCCTGTTGAAGTGATTCTTGGGTCTTGGGAAGCAGAAGATCAATGAAATGCCAACTGGCGTATTGAGTGCTTCTGGCAGGTTCAGCTTCTTGCAGTCAGCAATGATCAGCTCACGCCAAGGCTTCAGGGCTTTGGATGATTCGATCATGCGACCCAAGCCGACATGCCGTTTGCTGCCCTGTGGTGCTGGGATGCCAACGGTTTTCCACGAGTAGCACTGGTTCATATCTTGAGCCGAAGCTTGTAGGTGTTGTTGACGCGCTGCCAACTGTATTCCTCCTGTTTCATGATGTACTCATGCGTGAACAGATTCGTGCCGCATGAACGGCATTTAAGGTGCCGCAGGGTGTGATGCTCGCAAGGGTAGGTCTTGATAACTTTGAAGTTATCGCCGGAGCATTCAGGGCATTTGGTGTTCATAAGTTGATTTTTTCAAAGTGGTAGCCATTAGCTGAATGGCCACGGCGTACGGAGCGGGAGATGATGCTGCGATTGACGAACATTGCTTTTGCAGCGGCTGATTGTGACTCGTAGATCTTCCCAGTTTCAATGCAACGCACCTTCATCGGCTTTCTGATGCAGGTGTTGCGTTTGGGGAAATTTCTGACGATGTAGTCGGTGAGGTCAGCGTCTTCAATGGCAAGGAACAATTGAGTACGCGGGATGCCACCAAAGAAGCGTGGATTGGCGCGTGCGAACTCACAGAGGTCTTCAGTTTTGATGTAGACAGGTGAACGCGGCACATCACGGTTTTTGGTGCCTTTTAAACCGATCTGGAGCCAGTAACGAACCGCATCATTGGAGATACCAAGCACACGAGAGAAGCCACTGGCGGTCAGGTAACGGTATTTCGGTTCAAGGGAGATGTTTAGGTCATTGAGTTTGAGGCGAATTGAAACTGCTGAACGTTTGGGTCTGCCATTGCTGGTGTTTTGTGCGTTGAAGACCCGAATGAACTGATCAGATGGCATTGATTCTGCAAATTCATGCAGCAGTGCAATCTCATCGTCTGTCCAGGGTTTGCGGACACGTCCGTAGTAGACACCACGGCATTGCATCGAACAGGTACGACGGTTGGAGAGTCGATCTTTACTGATGATTTGTGGCGTGAAGGAGGTGCCGCAGATGATGCAGGAGCGAGTGTTTTTCTTACCTTGAGCCAATGGTCAAAAGAGGTATTCAGACGGTGTACGAGCGATCAGGCGAATGGCATTGACGACGGTGGCGCCATCAGGAACGAAGGGATCGTCAGGGTCGTTCATTGCCGCTTCAAGGATGTCTGCAAGTTTGTCCATTGCTGCTCTGGCTTGAAGGCGAAAGCGTTCTTTGGGATCCCAAGTGTGCTGACCTTGAATAGCAGCAGCGAGTTGATCAACAACATCAAGTTCAGTCATTCATTTAACTCCTTTTCCAAGACATCAGCGACGGTGGATTGATTCCATCCGCCACGCTCCCGCATCCAAGTCGCTACCTCACGGATTGCGGCGCAGGCTTCGTTTTCCCAGCCGCCTTCGGCAACAGCTATTTCATCAGCCACTCGCTGCACTAACGATCTGTTTAGTTTTTCTGGATAACTTTGCCGCACCTCTTTAGCCACAACATCACGGATGCCAGCACCCAACTCAAGCCTTTCAATTCTTGAGCGAAGTTCAAGGAGGCAACAATCAGTTGACGACAAACCTTTATCGCAACACATTTGAACGACTTTCCACTCTTCAGGTTCCGCTTTGTAATCAGTCATGACGTTGAGATGTAAAGTGCGCCGATCAGTGCAGCGATCAGGATGCACAGGGCGAGTGTGATTGTTGTTGTCATGCTTGATTGATCCGAGCAAATTCTTTAAATATATTTTTTGCAGCATTATTTCTAGCATTCACTGCATCCTGAAAAGAGGAAAAATGTCCAGAATAAACTTGTCTCCCGTTCATGCAAACTTTGGCAATATAACAATTGCTTCGTTTTGACCAGTAAACTCCAGTGGCACCGGTTTTATTATTACTGCGCAGCGGAGAATTAAATCTATTTTGCTGATAAGTGGCCAGCCTGAGATTTTCAATTTTATTATTAATTTTATTGCCATCTATGTGATCAACGCACATGCTTCCAGGATCTTCTTTGTAATAAAGCAGCCAGCAAAGGCGGTGTAGCTTGTAAGAATGCGATAAAAATCGTGTTTGATAATAACCAGTTGAATCAACTGAACCTACAGATTTTCCAGCTTTCATGTATCTGCTGGCATTGAATCTCCAAGTCACTGTTCCCGTCTCAAAATCGTAATTCATAAAATAATTAACCACTTCAAATGGTGGTAATTTTTTAAATCGCGTCATGCCCGCACCGTCCAGAAAGGAGTGCCAACCTTTTGTGTTGCTTGACCAAGGGCAACTGCCGTTGATTGCAGCTCTTTGAGGTTGTCCTGAGCAGCCATCACGTCTTCACAGTTGCTGTAATCGTAGGTGACGCGTCCAGCGGAGAAGACGTAGTTGATGTTGTCGTACTTGTAGGTGTTTTCAGACTCGCCCGCCAAATGCTCCATATCACCAGCAGCGACATGAACGGTGAGTTTGGCTTGGACATCTTTGATGCGGAATTCAATAGCACGCTGTTCGTACTTGAGTTGGGCTAACTCGTTCAACAACGTTTCGGCATTGCGTTGATAGCTGTCCATCTGTAGTTGATTGGTGAAGTTGCAGGAAAGCAGAGAAGACAAGAGCAAGGATCAGGAAAGTGGATGCGTGGGAACCCATTCTTGCCTCAAAAGTATTTCAAGAGGATGTGATTCATTTGCATTTGAGTTGTTTACTAAATGCACGTTTATTGGATATTCCGCAAACCTTGGATAGGCAAAAATTTCACCCGAAAGCTGCAGTTCGCCAACAGAGCAAACAGCAATTCCATCAGTTGAAATGCGGGTCAGGGAGTCTGCAAGTTTTTCATGGGATTCGGCAAGTTGTGAGAGCGTTTCCAAGAGTTGATTAAATTGCTGTTCGTTCATGGCTCAGAAAAACAAACGGGCGCATTTTTCTTGCAGTTCTGTGGTGTCTTCAGTCGGTTCAGGATCTTTGGTGTTGTGCCAAACGATGTAATTCCAGAACTGGCTGTATTCAGCAAAGACACGCGCCTTGGCGTCGACGAAGCTGTACGCCTCGACGTAGTCAATGACGTTGTGACCGGGGATTTCAAAGTAGAAGCGTTTGGTGTTCATAGGAGGCTGATTTCAAGGAAGGATTTGGCGTCAGAAATTGACGTGAAGGTGCGTTTGTACGTCGCCATGAATGGCAGATCGCGGTCAGCCAGCCAAAGGGCGTAGCCGCCGAAGTCGTCAGTGATCTTGGCGATTGGGGTGCCGTTGAGGTGGGCGACGATTGGGAAGCCCGCCTTGGCACTCACATACTGTACACGACTGCCCGTAGGCGTCAAGGGTTCAGCATGCTGAAAGCGGTAATTCGTTGAGTCCAATGAGTCTCATGGCGAGAAAGGTCTTTGCCTGCCGCTGCAACAGGGAAAGCCGGCTGATCAGGGAAGGCGTATAGGGCGATGAACCGCTGCACCTGGATGCCGTAGTTCTCAGCCAGACAGATCCGGTATGCCTGCATCTGGGTCATCGCCTCGTCGCTGATCTGCTTGGTTGGCTTGGCCTTGCCCGGTGCTTTGGTCTTCAGGTCAAGCAGGCAGAACTCACCGTTCAGCTTGACAAGGGCGTCCAGGGTGCCGGCGAAGGGGACAATGCCTTCATCGCTGCAGACCTGATGCTCGGTGCAGACAACGTGATCAAGGTGCTTCCAGAGCGGAGCCTTGATGATGTTCTCGCACCAAGGAGCAATGTGTTCAGGAATCTCAGGTGATTCTCGATTTAAGAATTGTTCAAACCAGTCATGGATCTGCGAGCCACGTTTGGCGGCTTGATCACGGGTCTCATCAGGATCACCACCTTCCGCGATGATCTTCGCCTTCCAGCGACGCAGTGCCATCTTGGTGGCTTCTGACTGCGTTGCAGACAGGATCGAGGTGATGCTGCTGTAGCGCAGGTCAGGACGCCGTTCATTCCAGTAGTAGCGCGGCTGCCCTACAGGATTGCGCTGTATCAGTGGCAGACGCTGCAGAGGCACGAAGTCGCTACTGCTTTCTGGGATGGTAACGAAGATCACAGGATGAAATCATCCTCAGGAATGTCTTCCGAATCACTGTGGTCACGTAGGAGGTTCCTGTAGGCAGGGAATTCACCCTTAAAGTTTGCAGCCATAGGGTGACGGCGAAATTCAGCAAGGTTCATGGCCGTGCCTGCTGGGGCGTGATCAAGGTCTTCCAGCGTCCAGCGGCCAGAGTCGATGCCCTTGCGCAATGCCTTGATGGCATCGGATTCGGTGAAGCGTTTGAGGCGGGACATAATTAGTAGGCGAATTCAAAGGTGTATTCAGACATTGTTTCGTGGTACGAAAGCAAATCGGTGAACTTTTGGGTCAAAGATGCTTTTGGTATCAAGCCAAAAGGAGTCCCAGAGCCGCCACAATTTTCGCCGCCAATAATCCTGACGGTATGGCTTGGTATTTGTTCCAAGAACAGGTAATACCAGTCAGCGCAATTTTTACCGAGTGGAAAAACAAAGACCTTGTCAGTTAAGTTATGAAACTTGTACAACACAGACCAGCCATAGCCACTCAACTCAAATGTGATGTTGGGATAATTGCCAATCTCCGACTTTACGTCGACATCAATAACGTCAACATTTTTGTACTTACATAAAAAATCTGGGACGTATCTTTTCGCGCTTGGAATGCCCTTGTCCTTCAATCGGGTGTAATAAACGTCTTGCCATTCACTTGGCAAGCAATTTAAAAATTCTCGGCCTTTTTCGGTTTCAAATGGAATGAAAATTTGACGATCACGCATTTGCTCTTCGATTGGCAAATGACGCTGACCCATATCCTGTATCTCCCAATCCGGTCTTTCTTTCATGAAGGCTCGAAAAGCATCTTCAATTGCGTGACCGTGGCGAAGACGGGTAGTCGAGTCGAAGGCCATCAGAACTCCGTCTCCTTGTAAGAACCAAACGAGTCCAGCCGACCCCAGACCTTTTCCTTGACAGCCTTGCGCTGCTCCTCTTCGGCTAAGGGGTGTTTGCTGAAGCGGCCAGAACGCGGGGATCTGGGATCTTCCTCGCCAGCCATCGGCACGAACGTCCAGTACAGGCCGTCGCTGTCGTACTTGCCCAGCGGGTGGCCGTGAACGGCATCAGGCGGTGGGGAGGTGCTGTTGTTGGCCGTGTAGCTGACAGAGCGTGTCTTGGCGTCAGCAACCTGCCAGACGTGCTTGCCGGCATGCTCGGGTGCGAATAGTTTCATCGTGAGACTCAGATGGGATAAACGAACAAGGATCAGTCCTCAACCCAGCAGCGGTTCCCTTCGTCCCACCACCGGCCAGCACGCTGCGGTTTGTGTTCTTCCAGGTAGACCTCGTACTTGCCATCCCGAAGCCAGCGAAACAGGTCAGGAAGGCTCCCCACGAACTCGTCGGCACTCTTCTTGCGCTTCTGCTCCTCAATCGCCCTTCTAGCGGCTTCCAGGAGCCTCTCAGCGCCATCGAACGCCACGATCTGCTTCCACTCGTGAAACGCCTTCGGCTTGGTCTGCGATGACACCCGATCAGGCGCTGACTGGTACAGCTTCCAGAAAGTTTCGAACTCTTCGGAATACTCCGTTTTTGTGTATCGCTTCGAACTTTTTCGCTTTTTAGGATTTTGAAATTCGACCGTATTATTTATATTATTAGAAAGTAATTCTTCTTTAATAGAAGAAGAAGAATAAGAAGAAGAGGCTTCGCTCGCTTTAGCTCGCTCCGCCAGCATAACGGGCGTGTCAAGCACCAACTCGATCAGCAAGGCGCAAAACGTAGCCGTGGGAAGGGATCTGGGTTTTTCGAGCAGCAGTTTTTCGGCGGTGAAGGCGTCCAGGGTCAACTTGATGACCATTGAAGCGTCTGAACCTGTGGTGGTCTCGGGTTCCATGAAGTGCGTGAAAGCGGCTCGAGGTTATGGCCATTCCCGAGTCCCGTCAAGTAACTTCAGGTGCGTCTCAAGGAATTTGTTTGAGACTCGCCCCGAACGCCAAAATGTGGGTATGGTGTTCAGGTACTCATGCCATTTCCCATGGCCATCCAACTGACCGCCAAAGCTTCCACCCTGAAGACTGTGATGCTTCAGATCGATCCCGACCTCTACACCCGCATCAAGGCCGCCGCCAAGAAGCACAACCTGCCCGCCGCTGTCGCCATGCGTCAGATCCTTGAGCAGGGCATTGAAGAGGTTGAGGCCAACGCCTGATGAGCGACATCACTCCCGTCTATCCCAAGCTGGCGGGAGTCATCACTCTCTCTGATGTCAAGCAGAAAGGGTCTGGCTCCTACGCCGCTGACTACATCCCTTGGGCGAAGGTGATGCAACTGCTGAACGAGCATTGCAACGGCTGGCTGCCTGAGCTGATCGCTGCTGATGGTGGTGGTCCGATTCACAAAGCACCCAATGGCACTGGTTACATCTGTCTTGTTTTCATGAAAGGCGAGGCAACAACAACCATCTGGCCATACGCGATCACCGACAACCGGAACAACCCAATTCCGTTTGACAAGATCAGCGCCCGCGATCTGGCCGATTCCCACCGGCGAGGCATTTGTTCTGCAGCCGCAGCGTTCTTCTCGCTTGGTTTTGAGCTGTGGGCAAGGGAAGAGGTGGCAGCCTCTGTTGAATCAGTTGAGACTCAACCTGAGACGCAACTGCAGGAAGCCTCAAAGCCTGCACCAAAGCAGCGCAAGAAGGATCCTGAGCCGACCAAGTTGCCGCCGTCAGCCGACAGCGAAGCCAACATCAAGCAAGGTCTCATCGACAACTGCGTCGATCTGATCCAACGCAAACTTGATCGCACCCAGCAAATCGCCTGGATCGCGGACAAGGCCACCAAGTGGGATCTTGATGAAAGCGGCAGTAAGCTTGCGCAAATGTCCGTCGATCAGCTCCAGAGCTGCATTGATGAATTGGGCAGTAAACCCGACCTGAAACAGTGATGGCTACTCCCGCAGGAAACAAAATGCGGGTGCAAGTACTTCTTGACCCGGAAGCATTGCAACTGATGGAGCGTGAAGTCGCGCTGCGTTACAACACTGCTTCACGGGTCACTGTTTCTTCTCTCGCCAACGAGATCATCAAATCTCACTACGCAATCCTTGAGTCTCAAGATGAGCAACTTTGAATCGGCGTTCGACGCCAAGTTTTCACTGTTCAACGTGAAACAAAAAAAGAGCGACAAAGCTCCCGACAAAACCGGCACCATCGAGCTGGAACTGTCTGAAGCGATGAAGCTGGCCGAGTACCTCACCGCCCATCCGGGTGAAGAAGGCTATGGCGGCAAGACCGTGATCAAGCTGGCCATTTCGGCTTGGGATCGCTGCTCCACCACCGGCACCGAATACACCAGTGGCACCGTCTGGGCAAAGAAGCCTGAAGCCGGAGTGAACGACGTTCCAATGTTCTGATGGACTTTGCTGCTCTGTTTCCTGAGCATGTCGAGCCGAATTGCGGACCAGGCATCTCCTATTGCGTCGCACCTAATGCACGTATGTTCGACTATGAACTGGTTTTGCCTGGCGAGCGTCGGTTGCGTGGTTGCTTACGTGCTATCAACAAGAAGGACGCGGAGCGGATCCTACAAAATCGGCATCCAAGTGCCACCAACATTGACATTGGAGAAGGACGCAAAATCATTGCTGCTCCACAGAAGACTTGATCCATGTTGAACAACAGGGCATACGTGCCTGACAAATTCAAGCCACTGGTGCCACCGCCACCGCCAATTCACAGAAACCCATTAATTGACCGTGAATTGATGATGGCTTACGCCCGTAAGCGTTATTACGCACAACTTACTATTGACATCAACGATTGATGAAAAACAAATTTAGCGTCAAGAAATTGGCGCTTTTGTGTGCAACGTTGCTGGAAACGCAACCACGCAAACCGGGTGCTGAGGACTTCGATGTGATGGACAACCGCCAGTACATCCTTGATGCGCTGTACGTCATTGATGGCCGCGACAAGCCGAGCCACAAGATGCACAGCCTCTATACAGGCTTGTTCACGAAGTACTTCAAGGGTTGATGAAGGCTTTTGATCGTATGCCCCGCTACCGTCATGGCAGATGGGTTCCCGTGATGGCTGCTCCCAACGCTGACTTCGAATTCACGGAAGGACACATCAGGATCCTGCTCTGGATGTGCGATTCACATCAGGAATGGGTGGATAACGCCTGCGCCAAGATCATGCAGAACGGTGAGATGCCGTCTGATAACTTGATGCGCTGCCGTGAAGGCATTGCAGATTTGAAGTGTTGGGGATTACGTCTGCTTGAAATTGTCGAAGCGACTCCCGATGATGAGGAGTACGACGATGATGATGAGGACGACGATGACGATTCACCGGAATTGGCGCGTTTCGCAGGTGATCTCGAAGCCGAATGGAGCGTATATCGACGTGCTGGAAGACGGTCCGCACATCCTTTACAGAAGCTGCGCCGGTGGCTTGTGTCGCTACTCGGATGACCTCTGGCAGGCTGAGATCTACATTGATCACCTGCTGGCCAGAATGATGCCTAACCCGTCTGAATGATTGACTTCTGGAGGATGTCATCCTCAAGGTCAGGGCGTCCAAGGTTGCGAGCGGCTTCACCAGCCAGCCATTTCGTGATCGTCCGCTGCTGATGCAGCATCGTGTTCAGCAGGAGTGCCGCGTTGTATATCCCTTTGATATCTCCCTGCTTCAGCCATTCCTCAAGCATCTTGGCCGTAGCGATCTCAGAGAACTGACTCTCCTGAGTGCGTTCAATCGGATGCCAGTCCATAAGCGGTCTGAGCAGCGGATACTGCCATACTCTCTGTATCAAAGCAGGTAGGAAGGTAAAACACCGTACTTTGCTTTAGAAACCACGCACGCCAATAACCACCGACGCCAAAGCGTACCCACACGGCACCATGGCCGTCACGTGAAAAAGCCGGTGGACCCACTGGATTTCTTCTTCCTTTCGACTGCGATCTTCTCTACGATTTGTGCAAACGGGAGAGCGCCATGCACTCTTGGATCGACGAGACCAGTCTGATTCCAAAGAGAGAAACAAGAGCGCGATTCAGGTTAAAAATTTTTGATGCCTTCTGTGGTAAATGTGCCTATTGCGATGAACCTGCGCAGTCGCTAGATCACATTATCCCACGTCATCGCGGTGGACAAACTGTGATAGAAAACCTAGCCCCAGCATGCCTGCGCTGCAATGGGTCCAAAGGATCAACAGAATGGACGCTTTGGTATAGAGAGCAAGATTTTTATACACAAGATCGAGAGATTGCCATTTGGCGGTGGATGTATCAGTTCAAGGATTTACCTTAGAAGCTGATACTTTTGTGTCGTTGTTGTAATGCCCGACCTCGGCATAACTTTTCAATGGTTGTTCACTCATTTCAAAGAAGATTATCTGTCCAATTTTGAGTCCCGGATACAACGGCAGTGAATGCATTTTGCGTGCATTCTGTAATTCAAGGGTCAGCTTTGAACCGTGCCACCCCGGATCGATCCAACCGGCCAGCATGTGGGAATAACCTTCCCTTGCCCTGCTGCTCTTCAGTGCAAACTGCCCGCTGATGTGTTCGGGGATGTCAAAGGTCTCGCGAGTTTCAGCCAGCACAAACTCGCCGGGTCGCAACCAATAAGGATCCTCCGCCGTATAGCCTTCGAGGCTGAGCAGCTTCATGCCTGTTTCAACCGGCGATTCGATCATCAGGTTGTCGCCCAGCAGCACGTCAATTGACGCGGGGTTGAGCAACTCCAAATCGAACGGCACGATCATGCCGCCGTCTTCACACAGAGAGCGAATCTGCCAGTCGCAAAGAACAGACACTCAGTAATCCCAGCGAATACGAGGACGACCCAGCCGCATGCCTAGATGGACGAATCCTTTCGTCGCACCATAGCCAAGTGAATACGGCCAAGTCTGGTCACAGTACTCTTGCACCTCATAGATGTCCACATCCTTGACGTAAAAGTCAACGGCGCCAACACCGGTCATGTTGTACAAGTGTTCGCTGTTGGCCGCACCACCAACCTGCTTGTTGATCGCTGGTGGCCGATAGCCGGATGTAATAATGATCGCCTTGCCGCCGAAATGGCTGCGGATTTTCTCCAAGTACTTGCACAACTCCAGAGCCGTATCGCACTGAGCTTGCACCTGAAAGCGGCGCTTCTCGTCAAACAGTGCCAGCTCGCCATAGGTGATATTAGGCGTCACCTTGAAGCTGAATGGTTTATCAGGTGTGAACTTGTCAGCCACCGGTTTGCCTTGCACATGCTGATCCATGAGTTTGATCAGCTTGAACGCGTATCCTGGATCCGTGGCGTAGCCATCATTAACCAACCAATGAGCAGCCTTTTCGCGATCTGCCGCGTTGTTACAGCCCTTATAGATGTGATAGTCCTTGTACCAACGCTCAACCAAGTAATACACACACGTCTCAAGATCAGGGAAATCAAGGAACGTATCTTGAATCGTGATCCACTGCCCGTTGATGTACTCCTTCGTATTACGGTTCGTACCTGATCCTTTCAAGCCAAAGTAATTGTGTTCGCCTGATACGTGCTTGCCAAAGCCAGATTCCAATGCCCACTGTGCAGCAACAAGTTCGGGGAATTTGGCACCAGCTTTCTTGGCAGCAGCACAAACACCATCCCAGTTGTTATCAAATCTGTCCTGTTTGCCAGCTTGACTCCACGTCTTGAACCAAGTCTGATCCCTGTTCAAGATGCCCGGCTTTGCTTTTAATATCGCAGATTCCAATTCAAAGATTGCCGCCGTTTGATGCGGCAACTCCTTGTAATACTTGAACAGATCAACTAGCCGCAGGCGGTTCTGGGTCGTCATCGTTCCAAGGAGATGAGATGGACATTGGACCACCCAGAAGGCGGCTATCTCCAGTCTGCTCAGGCGTAGGCTCTTCGTGTTTAATTACAGGCTGACGTTTGTTTCGCTCCATTTCAAGATCAATCACCTGATTGACCTTTTCAATTTCACGATCCAGTCGTGGCGTCAGAGTTGCATGAAACTTGGCTTGTTGAGCAGCACGCAGTAGGTGATGCCGCCAGTCACGCTTGTCGTAACGCCACAACCAAACAACGTCAGCGTTCAACGCTTTGGGAACAGAATCTTCAGCGCCTTCATAATGAGCTGCACCCAAGAGTTTTCCTTGACGGGCAGCAGGGCAATGATTTCAGAGCCAGCAGCGATCACAATCGCAACAACAGCAGCAGTGGTAGGGTCCATGACGAAAGAGCGTCTGCTTCTAGCCTATCGCCTGATTTCCAACTTGATCAATCGCTGCTCGTGATCAAGGATACGATCATCCATCTTTCCAATCTTTTCTTCAAATTTGAGTTGATTTTGAAGTACATCATCAAGCTTGGTCGGGACTGTGTACACCAAGTAGAAGATGCCTGATGCCAGAGCGACCGTAGCTGCAACGCCAATGCCTGCAACGGTTTCTTGTTTGACTCCACGCCAGAAGCCGTTGTCAGCCATTGCCCAACAACAAGTACCTTTAGATCTTACCGTCCCTGACCGCGAGTCAATTTACGACCGTGATTAGGCAAGGAATGTTTTCCATTTCCCTGTCGTGTTTTCTTGGGTGGGCGTGGAACGCGTTGAACGGCTTTGACGCCAACCTTACTTTTTACTGCCACGGCACACCAGCAGCCTTACTGGGATGACGCTGCTCATCCAACTGGCTCTGCAGGGCAGCCTCAATTTCGGCCACCTTCTCAGCGCCAAAGTTGTCCTTTACCCAGCCAATCACCATCTCCTCGGTGAGATCCGCATAGGGGATCAGCTTGTCGGGGCGCTCAAACCCAAGGCTGCCATAGGCGCCGCTGCTGTAGGTGCCGTCTTCGGCGCTGATGGTGTAGTGCGCCGTCATTACGAACCCATCGGCGGTTTCCCGCTCAAGGTTCGCGATCCGCCAGGTGAAGGTGGTGCTGGGCATGATGATGTGATCCGTGGCTGAAGTTTAAGTGGGATGGCAAGTCAAGGCACTGCCGGATCTCCGCCTTGCGTTGTTCGATGCGCTCCCGGCGCTCAGGATCGAAATCCTTGGTGAGATCTGAGAAAGGACGCATCATCGGATTTTGTCCGATCTTTTCGCTGTTTTTGACCATTAGGGAAGGTGACTACTCAAGTTCGCGGTAATCACCGTTGATTTCGGAGATCAGCACATCGGCTGCTTGCCAGAAACCTTCTTTTCGCAGCCATGAGGCGGCGTAGCAGACAGCTTCCAAGGCGGTTTCCCTGAAGTGGTGGGCATCATCACCGTTGCTGATAACTTCGGTGATTGTGTCAAGAAGGGTGATTTTGTTGGACATGGAAGTGGGAATGACTACTGGTTAGTGGCGAGCAAATTCGCCGTGAAGTTTTTCGCGCAGTTCTCGGACGGCCTTAGCGCACTCATCTTTGTCTTTGAAGTAGCCCGCACGATAGAGCTTGCCTTTGTGCCAAACCTGTCCAGCCCAGCGTTTGTGGGCATTGAGCCAGCTTACACCCTTGATGCCGGAAGTGTTATCTTTCCGAAGTTTTTGATTGCGTTGATTTTGCGAGTTGGTGACTGGACGTAGATTTTCGATTTTGTTGTTGAGTTGATCGCCGTCAATGTGGTCAAGCATTTCAACAGGATCGTTGCCGTGCATGATCCAGATCAGGCGATGCGCCATATATTTTCGATAGTTGATGCAAATACAGCGGTAACCACGGTTGCCAACCGAACCCGCTTCTTTCTCATGCCTGCCCTTCCAGTACAGTTTGCCGTCTTCATAATCGAAAAGCGTATGCAAAAGATCTTGATTTAGTTGGGTGCTTTCCAGTGCCATAAAAAACAAGATGAGTCAGTTAGTATAGCTGACCCATCTTGATCTTTGAGTAGGACTAATCAGCAAGCCATCAGCACGCAAGGCACGCAGTAGCTGCCATCCTCGTAAGTGCAGGTGACGTGAGTGCTGGTCACTTTGGCGATGGTCTTGCTGCGGATGATGTCGTCGTCCTGAGGCTTAGCGGTGCCATCACCAGCGGACATCAGCAGGTCGCCCCGTTGCACCGTGACACCTTCGGCAATGCGGATGATGAAGTCACCCGTCATCGCGCAGTAGAAGTCGTTGGTGTAGGTGTCGTCGTCATCATCCCAGCTTTGGAACACGCCAGCCACGTTCCGGTCGCCTTCAACGTCGGAAACCTTCATGCGGTTGAGTTGTTCGTTATCTTGATCGCCCCATTCGCACATTTCATCCAGATTGCTCAGCACAGTGCCACGCAAAATGTCTTCGCGGGTTGCGCCACCGGGGAGTTGAGACCAGCGAGATAGGTGAGCGCCGTTAAGAGTAACAGTGGTGCCGGAAACGGAGATGGAGCCTTCAGCCGTCCCATCCTGATAAAAATTAATCAACGCACCATCGTTTGTTTTTCTGCCAACTAACAAAGCAGCAAAACTATCACGATTAAAACTTGCGGTTCCAATGGTAGTAATGCCTTGAAACGTAATACCTTCTACGTTGTTTTCGGCGGGCGAACTGTTTGTGGTATTAAAACAAATGTCGGCATTAGCTTTAATCCTCATCCGCTCGGTCGGGCTGCTCGCTCCATCGGCGGTAGTGGAGAACACTAGGCGGCCTGGCATGTCATTGCTGCCAGGGGTGCCGTCAACAAAAGCGCGTATTTCAGCACCAGGAATTAAATTTGTTCCATCAGCCCCGGCAAACAGAATCGAGCCAAGACCGTCCGTATTCTGAACAGCAGTGTTGGAACCAACAGCAGAACCGCCTGTACTCCCAAGAAAAATAGATGGGTCGTAACGGCCAGGGCTGTTGTTAATAACTGAAAGGCCAGTGTAAGAACTGGTGTTTATCTCAAATTGAGCAAACGGCGTCCGAGATACAACGTTACTACGCGCACTAGACGTGCCAACTAACAAGCGTCCCGAGCTGTCAATGCGGGCGCGTTCAGCAGAGCCGGTGTTGTCGTAGAAGCGAAGATCGCTGCCTGTTGCTTCAATCTTGTACGACCTACTGGTTGTTGCAAGCTGGTAATACGCAGCGCCAGTTGCATTGTTGTAGACGTTGATTCCGTCAGCGCCACCGCCAACGAGCAGATCTAACTTGTGGCTAACTGAAGTAGTGCCAATCCCTAAACGCCCTGAGGAGTCAATAACAACATCTTGGCTATTGGTGCCATCACTTCGGCTCATCTTGAAAGTAAGAGAACCGTTCGTGCTGGTATTTGGACCGTAGCAGCGAATCTGTGCGGCGCCAGAACCTTCTTCGCCAATACGAATTGAGTTGGCTGAATGATCTAGGTTCTGTCCCGTTACAGCCAGCGAGGCGGCGGCAACTGTTAGCTGAGCGCCAGCAACAGGGCTACTAGTCCCCAGACCTACCCTGTTATTGGCAGCATCAACGTAGAGCGTGTTGCTGTCAATATCGACGTTGCCGTTGGAGTCGATGGTCAGGCGAGCCGTGCCACCCGTCGTAATACCAACCTGATCAGTACCAGGAGAATAAAAACCAGTATCGGTGCCGCTGTCCTTGAAGTAGATCGACGGAGCGCCAGCCGTGCCGTTCTCCAGTGCAATCGTTGACCACTCGCCATCCAACTGGAACAGTGTGATCCAGCCCGAGTTCGCGGAATTGCGGAGCTTGAGGAGGTTGGTGGTTGTATCTGCCCACCACTGATAGGCGTAGGTGGTCGCTGGCTCAGTAGCGCCACTGTTTTGGCTGACGATTGCAGCCAGCGCGTTGTTGAGATCGGAACGGACGGCAGCGCCGGTGCCGTTAGCAATCACATAATCGTGTTGAGCCATGCCGAGTCCTTACAAGGACAGTATTTGTCCAACTTTAGCCGCCTCGGCCATAGCCAACCGCACTCCAGTTGAAATTACGGTTGACCGCCGTTCCACCCGAGTTTTTGAAGGTGACCGTAAAGCCGGTGCTGCTGATGCTGGTGACCTCAAAGTATTCGCCGCTTCCCATGTTCAAAGCCGTAATGCCGATGCTGGGAAGGTAGGTGTTGACGCCGCCCAAGCTGGCCGTACCAACGAAAAATGGCTTGTCGAAGGTGATGGCCTTGGCGCCTGCTCCACTGGCAATCGTGCCGTTGCTGTTTTCGGTGCGTCGCTGCAGCGTGGCGGTGTAGCCCAGCTCGTCGATCAGGATATTCTGCGCCACGTCATTGGACTGCAGCTCGGCTTGGAACTGAAGCGCCCGCGCCTTGTAGGTGCCGCTGATGAACTCCTGATAGGACGACCAAGTTGGCGTGCCAGTCGGATCGTCTTCTGTAGTTCGCACTTTGAGGACGGCGTTGACACGGTTCACGTCGGCGCCATCCCAGTTCAGCCAATCGTCAACTTCTCCCGTGCGGCCATCCATTGTGTCGTTCGGCAGGAAGCCACGGGTAACAAAATGGCGCGTCAGATCCAGCGAGAAGGTATTACCAAGGTCAAGCGTATTGGCAAAGCTGTAGGTGCCGGTGGACGTAATGTCGCCCATGAAGTCAAACGAGGTCAGCGTGTCAACGTCGGCAACATCGTCAAGAAATTCGGTGCCATCCAGCGTTAGAGCGTCGTAGCCGTCGTCGTAGAAAACATCAACTTGGCTGCCTTGGAACGGTGGACTGTCTTGGTCTTCGCGGCGCGTTTGGACAATCAGCTTGCCTTGGGTTTCAGGCAAGTCAATGATGATGCTGGTTTCGTTGGGGCTAAGGCGTCCGCCATCGTCAATGAAGCGAACGAAGATTTCGCCTTCCACCAACGGGATTGTGGCGGTGGTTGCGTTTCCGGGAAGCGCAGGAACAAGGTCAACAGAATCGTTCCAGCTAGCGGAGCCGTCAGTCAAAGCGGAGTGACGAACATAAACAGCGCCACCGTTTACAACGTCAACTTCAAACGATGGTTCCCAACTAAGGCGTGCTGTGTTATCACTCAGGACTTCAAGCTGCAGATTTTGAACGTCAGCAGGGTTAGCTGTTTTGCCAGCCAAGTTAAAAGTGGCGGTCGATACTGCGCCCTTTTTGCCGAGTGCATTTTCAACTTGGATTTGAACATTAAGGGTGCCTTCACGTAGACGAGTTAAAGCAACTGATGGTGCAGTTGTATTGAGACGCTGCCAGTTATCGTTGTCCATTCGATACTGAACAACGTAATTATTGATCGCACCAGCGGGCGGAATCCAGTCAAGTTGGAAGCCGACAAGTGCGCTATTTCCTTCGGCATAAATGTATTCGTAGCCGCTGATGCTACTTACAGGATTTGGAATTTCACTGAGGTTTGAAATGTCGGGCGTTGTGATGACAAGATCACTTTCAATCGAGTTGTAAATTGACTGGTTATATGCCAGTGCAGTGACGCCGTAAATGCCATCTTCGGCTTCAGCGACATTCAGCACTCGGTATTGTTGAGCTTCAACGTCACTGGTTTGGATTAGCCAAATCGCGTTGGCGTTGGGTGCTTCGCTGAACGCGCTGCTGACGTTGATGGTGGTGCCGGAGATGCTGCTGATGGTTTTGGTTTCCACCAAGCCGGTTGGCATCAGCACTGAAATGGTTGGGCTATTTGACAGGTTGACGGTGAGGTTGGTGCTGCTGTCAACGGTGATGGCGGTTGTGGTGGCAGAACTGACGCGACCACTGCGGCGTGTGCCAGCCTTCATCGGGTCGGCAACGTCAATCACCATCCCAGGGCGCAGGATGATGCCGCTGTCAATGGAGACCGAGAAGGTAACGGTTTCGGTCAGATTTTGTTCGCTCAGCAGCGCCCACTTACCAGCACGGTGCGCTTGACCTTGGCTGTAGCAACCCAGTGCCTTAATGTCCTTGTTAATGATGCCGTATTTGGAAACGGCACTTGCGTCTTCAACGTATTCGTATTGAACTTCACCAAGCAATTCGTAGGTTTGATATGCAACAGTTGCAGTGGTGTGGCGTGCTTTTTGCGATGTGCCGCTGTAAACAAAGATGCCGTCAACAACGTTGCTTGGTCCCAACAGATATTGCGGATCACTGGGTTTGTCTTGTTGCAACACCAGCGAACCGGCGCCGTAATAGGCAATGCCACGAAACAGGCTGGTCATCTCTTGAATAACGTTGTAAACCTCGTCGCGGCTGTTGATCAGCAGGTTGCAAGAGAAACGAGGCTCCAAGCCGCCTTTACCGTTGTCAACAAGTTCGTTGCAGTATTGGCTGATGGAATAGAAGTCGTAGCGGTCAAGGCTGCTGGTAGGAACACTGGCGCCGTAGCGGGTATTGGTCAGCAGATCCCATAGACACCACGCTGGGTCGTTCGTCCATGTGGCTGCAGCAAACGTGCCGTCCCAGACACCGGCGTAGGTGATACGACCTGGATGCGTGGTGGTGTCAACCGTGGCGTTGCTCGGGATGGCAACTTTGATGCCGCGAACCAGATATTTGCGGCTTGGGATGTTATTGAACTGGCGCGAGTCAAAGCGCAGGAATGCAAGCGCGGAGTTTGGATAGCGAAACCGCTGGTCAATAATTTCGGTGTAGCTGTACCAGTACAGTTCGTTTTGCGTTCTGGCAGATGTGGCGTCATCACTGGTACGAACAACTTTGACATCAACTGGGAACGCACCAGTCAATTCAAAAACGTAATCGCGCTGATAACGGCTGCTGGTTTTGCCTGCAATCGTGTCGGTTGCAACGGTATTAAAGCCACCGCCGTTGTATTGAACTTTGATTTCTAGCGAAACGCTCGTGGCAAGGATGTCGCCGTTGGTTTCAAATTGTTGAAGGTTTGGGACAACAATGGTGACGCGAATTCGGTCAATGTTGTTGTTGGCAATCGAGCGAGTTACAGGGAAGTCTTTGGTAACTTCAACATTGACAATGTTCTCGCTTTCGGTGCCAATGATGTCTGGGATAACCGCCTGATCCTGTGTGCCGTTGCGGGTGACGACGGTGTAGCCGGTGAAGTTGGGGCTGTCGTTGGAATCAACGATTGGGGTGCTATCGAGATAAATGCCCTTGGTGCCGTTTTCAATGCCATCAATCTCGCCTTCACCAAGGAGATCCAGCACATTGGCGTATTGGACGGATTGCAGCGAATCGTCAGCTTCCGTTGGGGTTCGTTGTGCAGCACCACCGCCAGCGCCCTTGCCACCGCCACCACCGCCACCGCCAGCGCCAGCGATGCCAAGACCGAGGCCGGCATTGTGGACGCGAACACCGTTGGCAATGAAGGTGTGGTGACCTTCGACGGTCAGGTTGTAGACCGTGCCATTGCAGAACTCGGTCTTGCCGACAATGGGGCGGAGGTGGCCGTTGTGGTCAACGAGGCAGTCGTCAGAACCGAGCGTGTCGATTTCGACGAAGGCATTGAACTGGTTGAGAACCCAGTGGTTCGGTGTGGCATCAAGATGCTGTCCGCCCCAGAGCGTGTAGCGGATGACGCGTTCGTTTTCGTGTTCGTGAACCTTAAGGATCTTGGCTTCGTGGACTTCGCCCGTGTGGTCAAAGCTCAGGACCAGATCGCCAGCCTGCAGTTCATCAATGCGGCGTTGGCCGCCTGGAACCGCGACAAGCGTATGCCCTAGGAAGCAACCGCCACCACCGCCGCCACCACCAGCGCCAACAATTCGTTTCATATCAGTTGATCAACGTCGATGCCAACCGAGATTACAGACGATCCGGTGAAACACCGGCCATAAATAATTGG